TTTCGATATCGCATGGGACTGCCCGATCCAGGACTTTCTTTCCCTCCTTGATCGGTTCGATCTAAAACTCGAATCCTGGATCACTTTTGGTCCTGGTGGGGGTAATCCCGAGATTACCGTATCTGGATCAGAAGAATCCATTGAACAAATTAGGGAAAATATTTTCGGATAATTTGAAATAGGTGGTTTACATTTGTGGATTAATACCTTATATTAATCTTACAACGAAGGAGATACCAGATGTTTAACTCGATGCAAGAAATCCACGCTGCTATCCGCACGATGACTAACGAAGAACTTGATCAACTTGCTACTGCGGCAAGTGAAATGTACGCAAACGGTATGATTGATCTGGATAAATTGACCGAAATTATGGGTATTGTCATTGGACATGCCTTCGAACGTTCGGTCAACGCTCAACTCGCTAAAGTCTAATCGGAGGATATCGAAATGATCATCAAAGAAAACCGCACCGCTTCCTACATCGGCACCGTCAATCTTGCTGACCAAGAAGATATGAGCCTTGTGAAAGGCATCCGAAAGTTGGTAAAAGAAGCCAACAAAGATCGCGCTTTTGGTCCTAAACCGATGTACGTCAAGCTTCAGGGACGTGGCCACCGTATGGGTCTGTATCGTTATAACCAGTCTTTGCCTCTTAAGTTTTCAGACACTGCTGACGTCTACATCTATTCTTACTAAATTTTTTTTATATAAATACATTTGGTACCAAACCAATTATAAGCCTAACATTAACGTTAATGAGGAAAATATGAGAAATTTCGAAGAGATTAGAAATTCTGCTTCTAAAATTTGGGAAGCAGCCCAAAAAGTCCATTATGTTTCAGAAGACACCGAAGAGCTGGACGAAGATTTTGAACAATGGTTTAGCGAACTAGAAGAAGCCTCGATTAAAGGTTCTGGAACAGATCGTAAATCAGTGTTGAAAAAGGCATTCCGTGCTGGACGTAACGCTGCCGATGCATCCAAGGGGCGAGCTGCAACAGCTATTAGTTACAATAAAAATAACCCAGGTCAAAGTAAAGCCTATGCGGCTGGAAAAGCCAGTGGATCTGCCGCTCGTTCAGGATACTTTAAAGACAAAGAGGCAACTGGTAAAAGAGATGCTCGTCGTCCACAGGGTGGCCACGCTGATGACGTTTATAATACCTCTGGAGCTAATCCAGAGCGTCATATGACTAAGAAGACTATGGCTAAAACTACTTACACCAAAAGATCCGGTGAAGATAAGTATAAAGGCACTAAATATCAGGATAAACCTGGTAGCTAATATTCTATTACAAAACTTAAAAAGAGGGGATTTACTTCCCTCTTTTTTTGTGACATTTTTTATATAAATACAAGAAACATTATCGCATGGGGCAGACATGAGAACTTTTAAAGGATATCTTGTAGAGATGAGCGCAGCAGACCAGTATGAGATAGACGTGGCTAATTACATCAAATCTCTAGGAATTGATGCCGAAAGACCAAAGGTTAGTTCAAAATACTCTGATGTCGTAATTTATCCTAAAGGTAGAGTACCTTTCTCAAAAGCTATATGGTTAGAAGTTAAAATGAATCATACCGATAACCTCGGTAATACTCGTGTTTTCTTCGATGGTAAAAAGTGGGATGCATCGCCTGATGCTGATGGTAAGCTTTCCCCTTTAAAGCAATTCTGTGTAGATACCTTGAACAACTCTAAAGACGCGAAAAGATTTATTGCTGATCTTGAGAAATTTACTGGAATGAAAGATATTAAAATTCCTACCACCCTTGGTGGTTTAAAGGATCCGAAGGCGGTACCTCTAGATAAAATGAAAGATTTTTTCAATACTCGTAACAGATATATCCTAAAACTTCCAGGTGTTGATATGGGTGAATTGGTTACTAATCATTATCTCAAAGGTAAAGCTGAACCGGCTTATTATATGCAAGCCGGTGATGATTTTTATATGATAGGTAAAAAGAATCCTTTAGGTGTACCTAACGATGTACCGCAAGTATCTGGTAGTGGTGAATTTAAAATGAGAATCAGTACACGTAGTAGATTTTATGAGGTTCAGCCCGAAGTAAAAATTGAGAAAATGGAAAAGAGCCCGTATTCCCTAAAACCTGGTACAACGAAAAAGAATCCATTTGAAAGGATTTTATAATGGCTCAATACAGTACTTTAAGAAATAGACTTCTAGGCAACAATGATGCTATATATGAAGTAGTTATGACGGCCGGCCTGGCTGGACCCACAATCTACGTCGAGAAAGGGAATCTTAATACTTCAGCAGATGCCTTCGGTCGTCTTCGTACGGCTTCTCCGCACACTCTTTTCGATAGTTCTTTCCGATTTGCCGACAACACTAAAAAATGGGAACAGAAGTTGACAGGAACAGCATCCGCTGCTTTTAATGCAAACCAAGGCCTAGTTGATATGACAATTGGTTCAGCTAGTGGTGATGAGGTTATTCGAGAAACGAACCGAGCATTCCCATATCAGCCTGGTAAAAGTATAATCTCTATGAATACTTTTACCTTTAATACACCAAAAGAAAACCTGCGCCAGCGTGTAGGTTACTTTGGAAAGAAGAACGGTGTATATCTAGAATTAGATGGTTCTTCAATCTATATGGTCTTAAGATCTTCCGTAAGTGGTTCCGTGGATAATACTAGAATAGCTCGGTCATCATGGAATATAGATAGGTTAGATGGAACTGGTCCTAGTGGCATAATTTTAGATATAACTAAATCCCATATATTCTGGGTAGATCTAGAATGGCTTGGGGTAGGATCTGTTCGCTCTGGCTTTGTTATCAACGGGCAGTTTGTTGTAGTACATATATTTCATCATGCAAATAACATTACAGGAACATATATTACAACGGCTTCGCTCCCATGCAGATATGAGATTACAAACACTGCAGCTACAGGTAGTTCTAGCACTTTGAAACAAATCTGTTCAACCGTTATATCGGAAGGTGGTTATAACTTACAGAATCTAACAAGAAGTGCTTCAAATCCAATTACAGGTAAGAACCTTACGAATAATAAATTAAATCCAATGATTTCTATCAGATTGAAGCCGAATAGAACGGACGCAATTGTAATACCCGCCTTGATAGATTTTTATGGAATACAGGCTACAGCCTATAAGTATTATGTAATCAGGGACGTAACTTCATTGAAGAATGCCTCCTGGGTGTCACAAGATTCGGAAACCTCTGTCCAGTACGATCTTTCAGCCGATTCGATGGGTGGCGGTGAAATTATATTCGAAGGCATATTCAAAGGTCAATCAACTGTAAACAGTATAAATCTCGATGACGTGTTTAACCACTCTGCCCAATTAACTAGAGGAGTTATTGATAATGATAGTGCTGGTAAAATATTCACTATCGCAATTACTCCTACAACAAACAACGATGATGCTGTTGTATCACTGACCTGGCAGGAGCACAGCTTATAATGGAAAACTTCTCAGGATTTATAACAGAACAAAAGAATACCCACATGACACACGTCGAAGATCGTGTCATATACGGTGGGGTGAAAGGTGCAAGAGAGGCAATCCTTGCTCTCAGATCTCTTCGTGATATGTTGAAAGGAACGCATGCGGGAAACGTCAGTGTTAAGTGGGATGGTGCTCCTGCTATTTTTGCTGGTATTGATCCGAGTGATAATAAATTTTTCGTTGCCAAGAAGGGCATTTTCAACAAGAACCCTAAAGTCTACAAATCTTCAGCTGACGTCGATGCTGATACTTCTGGTGATCTTGCAGATAAACTCAAACTGGCACTCAAGTACTTGCCAGAACTGGGAATTACCGGCGTGGTACAGGGAGATTTCCTCTTCGGACCCGGTGATTTGTCTACAGAGACCATAGACGGAGAACAATATGTTACCTTCCATCCAAATACAATTGTATATGCTGTCCCTGCAAATTCAGATGCTGCAAAGAACGTTAGATCTGCAAAGATTGGTATTGTCTGGCATACCTCTTACACCGGTAACACATTTGAATCTATGCGCGCCTCGTATGGGGTAGATATAAGTAAGTTTAAGAAATCCAAGAACATTTGGTCGCAGGATGCTATGCTCCGTGACTTGACGAATTTAACAATGACTTCACAAGAAACGGAGATGGTCAATGAATATCTTTCAGAAGCTGGTAAAATCTTTAACCAAATTGCTGGGAATACATTACGAGAACTCGAAGCCAACAGAGAGCTTGCAGTCCTCATCGAAACCTACAACAATACCTTTGTCCGAGCCGGAACCATCATTACAGACACCGCAGCCCACACCAACGGTCTCGTCAGATGGATCAAAGCCCGCTACCAGAAAGAAATCGAAAGCCGCACGACCGAAAAAGGTAAGGCAGCCCAAGTCAAAAAGCGTGACGAAATCCTAAGATTTTTTTCAAATGAGAATAAAAAATCACTGAAATTGATATTCGATTTACAGAAAATGATCGTTCTAGCGAAATTAAAACTCATAAATATACTTAATAAATTATCTAAAACTAAACATTTTGTTAAGACTCGTAACGGATTTAAGACTACAGGTCCAGAGGGTTATGTGGCTATAGATAAGCTTGGTGGTGATGCGGTGAAGATCGTTGATCGAATGGAATTTTCATTCAACAACTTCTCACCAGATACGTTAAAGGGATGGGATAAACCGGGAAGAAGATAAATGCTAAGATTTAAAGATATGATGACTGTCGAGTATCTTCCAGGAGAAGATGAACTCGTTAACTATAGAGCTTACCGCCGCAAGCGTACCATTGGGGTTGGTGAAGGTGGACCGATCGGGGAAGAGACGGAAGTAGATGAAGCGCTTTCGATTGCTACCCGTCTTAAGAAATCCAGAGATATTCGCCGTAATAAAGCAAAAATCCAGATGGGTAAGCGTAGAGCTGCCCGTAGATTTGCTAGCAAAGAAACTCTAGAGAAAAGAGCACGCCGTGCAGCTTATAAAGCAATCTATAATAAAATAGTAAAAAACATCCCAAGAGATGAACTTACCCCAGTAAGAAAATCCGAGATTGAAACTCGCCTTAGTAGACCTTCCTTTAAGAACAGAATCGAACGTCTTGCAGTCAAGATGATTAAAGACGTTCGCAAGAAGGAAATGGAAAGAAAGAATCCAAAGGCCGAAGAATGATTGGATCGTTTAAGCAGTATTTAGTTGAAGAAGAAAAGACGGTTTTCTTCTCCTTCGGGAGAATGAATCCGCCGACGATTGGTCATGAGAAGCTGTTAGATAAACTTGCTTCTACTGCTGGTAAGAATCCATATAGACTATATCTGTCACAGTCTTCTGATAATAAGAAGAATCCTTTAGAGTATAAGGATAAGATTAAGTTCGTCCGTAAGATGTTTCCACGACATGCACGCAACGTTCTTATGAACAACAATATTAAGACAGCAATCGATGTAGCAGTTTCACTCTATGACGAAGGCTTCCGGAGAATCGTAATGGTTGTCGGATCTGACCGTGTAAGAGAATTTGATGCTCTTCTGAATAACTACAACGGCAAAAAAGCCCGTCATGGCTTCTATAACTTCATGGATATCAAAGTCGCGTCCGCGGGCGAGCGCGATCCTGATGCAGAAGGTGTAGAAGGTATGAGCGCATCCAAGATGCGTGCAGCTGCATCAGAGAACGACTTTACTACATTTGTGCAGGGTCTTCCGAAGGCGTTTTCGAATTCAGATTCGAAGGCGCTTTTTAATGCTGTTCGTAAGGGTATGGGACTAAAGGAAGCTACAGACTATCGTAAGCACGTCCAGCTTGATCCTGTATCAGAGATCCGTGAATCTTATGTTGATGGTAAACTCTTCGAAGTTGGTGACGAAGTCGTCATTAAAGAGAACGGTGAGATTGGTAAAGTAAAGCGCCTTGGTACAAACTACGTTATTGTCGAATCAAAGGCGAATGAATACCGTAAGTGGCTTGATGCAGTGGAGAAGGTAGAAGAGAAATACCCAGAGTATGAGGTTGCTTCTTTTTCCGTGAGACTAGAAGAGGGCAAAAGCATGTACGCCGATAAGCCTGATTGGGGTACACCAGAATCCACTAAGAAAGCAAAGATGATGACTCCGGGCGAAGGAACTGATAGACCGAATATCTGGGATAACATTCGTAAGAGAAGAGCTTCAGGTAAGCCTAAACTGAAGCCTGGTCAAGAAGGATATCCTAAGACTCTTGATCTGCCAGAAGAGAATCCTTGCTGGCCGGGATATAAACAAGTCGGTACCAAGATGAAGAACGGTAAGATGGTTCCAAATTGTGTACAAGAAAAGATTGATGTAGCACAAGATAAAGACATTGATGATCGTAAAGGGTCTCAGCCAGCTACATTCCAGATTGGTATCAAATCAAAATCTACCAAGGCAGCACGTGACGCACACTTCAAGAAGATGTCAAAGCGTGATGACCATGGTAATCCAGATCTATATAAAGATGCACCAGGTGATAAAGAAGCTCGTAAAAAGGGTACGAAGCCAAGCCAGTATACCCTAAGATTTAAACAGATGTATGGGGACAAATGATTACTTTCAAATCTTATCTCGCAGAGGAAGCAGACACGGGTCTTGCAAATAAAGCAAAGCAAAGTGGGTTTAGCTTGAGTATTTTAAAGCAGGTATATAAGCGTGGTGTAGCTGCTTGGAAGGTTGGTCATAAGCCTGGTACTACTCCACAGCAATGGGGCATGGCTAGAGTCAATAGCTTTATTACCGGCGGCAGAACAAGAGTTAAAGGCGACCCAGATCTTTGGGCTAAGCAAAAAGGAAATATTAAAAAATGAAAAACTTTAAAGATCTGAGAGAGAAAACCCTTACTCCTGCAGAAAAGAAGAAGCGCGAAGAGATTGCGAAAGCAATGGAGCGTGAGAATCCTGGCATGGACATGAAAAAGAAAATGGCTATTGCTACTTGGCAGGCGAAAAAGGTTGCTGAAGCAAAAGATCCAAATGAGTATGACAAAGAAGGCGATATGATGAAGAATCAGCTTCGTCAGATTTGTTCTGCAAATGAAAAACTTATGAAGATGGTCGGGGATGATGATAATCTTCCTGAGTGGGTACAAAACAAAGTTACTAAAGCAACAGACTACATTCGTTCTGTACGTGATTACCTTGATGCAGAAGATAGTGATGAAGATGATGAAGATGAATCGATGGAAGAATCGGTTACTATTTCTCCATTACAGAAGATTCGTATGGATAAAGAAAAAGCTGATCGCAATAAAGATGATAAAGATAAGTCACAAGCCAAGCGTATGACAGATAAGCAGTATGCTGGTTATAAAGTTAAGATGAAAGAAGAAACCGAAGAGCTCGATGAAATCTCACGTGACCTTGCTCGTCGTTATATCCGCAAAGTTGCTGACAAAACCAACACAGGTGAATTAAGCGTAAAGCAAGTCATGAAGCGTAGACCTGGAGTGAATCTTGCTGGCAAGAAAGCATACCCTGGTATCGCTGGTGAACCGAGAGTTCGCGCTACTGAAGAAGTTGAACCAATTGAAGAACTTTCAAAGAAGACTCTTGGTTCATATGTAAAGAAAGCCAAAGACGATCTGGGCAACCGTGAAGCAGAAGTTACTCGTAACAGATATGTTGATCCACGTGGCGTTGCAGATCCAGTCAAGCACAATAATAAACTTCTTATGAAGAGAGCGAATCGCAGAGACAACATTAATAAGGCTGTTGATAAGCTTACGAAAGAAGAAGCGGTACAATCCGCTGATAGAAAGCCAGAAAAGTACGTTCGTCCCGATGGCAAAGTTGGTATCCGTATGATTAAAGTCGATAAAAAAGTAATCAAAAATGATTAAGTTTAGAGATTTTATTAACGAAGAAAAAGACTCCCGCCTAAAAGCTGCGGGAGTTGAAGGTTATAATAAACCAAAAGGCACACCTAGTCACCCTACCAAAAGTCATATCGTTGTTGCAAAAGAAGGCGATAAGGTTAAGACTATTCGCTTTGGCCAAGCTGGTGTTACTACTGCTGGTGCACCTAAAGAAGGCGAATCAGATCGTCAGAAAGCTCGTCGCAAGTCATTCAAAGCACGTCATGCTAAGAATATTGCTAAAGGTAAAATGTCTGCTGCCTATTGGGCAGACAAAGTAAAGTGGTAAAGAATATGTCAGAAGATCCAAGATTAGATCGCATCGAAGCTAAGATTGATAAACTCTCCGATGCTATGATTACAATTGCTCGTGCAGAAGAGAAGTTAATCTCTATGGAGCAGAAATATTCTTCTCAATACGATCGTATGAATAGATTCTCCGAGAAACTAGACGAATTAGAAAAGCTCGTAATGCAGAATGCAACAACGGTAAATACAATTAATAAGCTATTTTGGATAGCAATTATTGCAATGTCAGGCGCCATCGCCACAAACATACTAATGTAAGGGTAAAGAAATGAAAACAGAAGACATTAAAAGAATGGCGCTGGCTTGGAAAGAAGTACAAGAAGCGGCCAAGAAGAAACTAGATCCAGTTGGCAAGGCTGATGCTGATATCGATAACGATGGAGATGTTGATAAGTCAGACAAATATCTTCATAATCGTCGTAAGGCGGTTTCAGCTGCTATTAAAGGTAAATCATCAAAGGACACAACAAAAGAAGTTGTTACCTCTGAATCCTCTGAATCAAAGCTAGATTCTTTCCTAAAAGGAATGAAAGATGGCAAGCTTTATCCTGCTACAAAAAAGCGCAAGCCTACCCAGTATGTAATGAAAGATAAGAAGGATGTTCAGAAAGAAGAAGTCGAAGAACTCGATGAACTTTCAAAGAAGACTCTTGGCTCATATGTAAAGAAAGCTGCTGGTGATGCTGTTACTAAGGCTTATAGAGCAGGTGACGTTCGAGATAAAGATAGTGGTAAGAATTACATGAAAGCCCTAGGAAGACAGATTGGTATTTCTACAGCAACTAGTAAACTTGCGAAAGAAGAAGTTGAAGAAGTTGAAGAACTCGACGAACTTTCAAAGAAGACTCTTGGTTCATATGTAAAGAAAGCCTCACGCAATCTAGCGGGTAGAGAGTATAAGCGTGGTGCCGAAAAAGATGCAAGCATGTCAAATCTCCAAAAATCCTATAAAAGAGATATGGGTATTGCTAAAGCAGTTGATAAGCTAACTAAGGAAGAAGTTGAAGAACTCGACGAACTCAAGAAATCAACTCTTGGTTCATACGTGAAGAAAGCTTCTACTAACCAAATCGGAAATACTGCAGCAGTATTAGCGAATAAGAACGATTCTGAAACCGATCGTGCTAGAAAAAGAATGGGTAATCGTATGTCGGGTATTGCTAAAGCTACCGATAGACTTACAAAAGAAGAAGCAGATCTTGATGAAAAGAAGCTAACACCAAAAGAGATTAAAGCTGCTCTTGGTTCTGCTAAGGCTAAGCCTAAGGATAAAGTCAGCCTAGCAAAAGCTCCTTGGGATATGAAGAAAGAATCAGTACAAACTGAAGCAGCAACTGCATCAATCAGCGGTCGTCCAGGTGTAGCTTCTCCACGCGGTGAAGGTCTTTCTCCGAGTGCAAAGAAAGAGCTTGCTCGTACGACTCCTATGCCCGACTATGTAAATGAGCCATTAGTTGATAAGAAAAGCTTCGATGCTATTCGTGCATCTGGTAAGAAAGCTCCAGCTCGTCATGGCGATGCGCTTAAGGGTGATAAGAATATTATTAATAAACCACTTGACATTACCGCAAGAGCTTCAAAGAAAGAAGACGACGGCTTCAAGGACGCATAAGATAATTCATGGATGATGATTTACTAGAAGAAGATCTAGTAAAATTTGCAGCGAAACACTATTACTCTCCAAAGGGTAAAATTGATCCTGAAGAATTTTATGATGATCTAAAGCGGTTTAAATATATCAAGCGTTTGGTGAATAGATATATCGAAACAGGTATTCTATCCGAACGCTTGATACTAAATCATACAATCGTAATTTTTAATGTATTTGGTAACTATGCAGCCTTACGTCTATTAGGCTTAAGATTAGAACCTAAACACTGGAAGGTAATAAAGCCTTTCTTAGAATATTTAAATCATGTTCGCCCGAATCAGCTAAAAGAAATAGAATCTGATCCAGACGTCATTGAAAAATTAAAGAGGATATAATGGGATTAATCAAACAAGCAGGCGATTTAGTCTATACATTCAGATTCCTCACTTTACTCGTCACCCCATTTGACAAGACAAAAGCATATGAAGTCGGTATTATCGACAAAGACGGAAAGCGCAATAGAGACTATTCCATGAATACGATTGAGGCGCGTGACAACTACAGAGACTACTATACACCGTTCCACCGTTTAGTTTTTAATATAAAAAGACTCATGGCAAAGGTTCCTGGTGGTGGTAGCACATTAGCCTCTTATGCAGCTGCATTATATCTTATCAAAGAAAAATACTCAGTCTCCGAGAAAAGAATTTTAAAAGGATTATCCCAAATAGGGATTGATTCTACAGATTTCTTGATCGAGGAAAGTAACTGGTTTGTTCTATCGAATGGCCAGCTTAGTCCTGGCGTATATAAATTAAGATATGAAAAAGTGTCAGAAGCTGTGGATATGATTCCACATGATAAGATTCGTATTGAAGACGATGCGATGCCAGTTGGACAGATGTTTGGTATAAATATTTACGAAGCGATTCATATAAGATCGAGACAGAAGATTTACGTTACCTCTCTGGAGTTACTCAGATGAAAGAAAAACATACTAACTGCGGAACCCCAGATTGCTGCGGTGAATGCAATCAAGTTGATGAGATGATGACAACAGCCGATGCAGGTATTCCACAGGACACAAAGAATATGGGTCCTCGTGTTGCTGTTGACAAAAGAAAAAAGAAACAACCAATTCTTCTAAAACGATTTAGAAAGTATATGGAAGAAAATGATTAGAGTATATCTTTTACTGTTTATTGTAGCTACATTTGGTACAGTAGTGTATAGTGCTTATGCCTATTATAATAGCACCCAAGCTACAATTGCATTACTCCGTGAGAATAATACAAAGCTACAGATAGCCGCAGAGACTATGGAGAATACTATTAACTCCATGGAAGCTGATGCTGCAAGAACAGCAAAATTAAATAAAGAGCTTACTGTTGCCCTACAACAGGCCGAAAGCAACCTAAATAGACTGAGAAAAAGATTCAGTGAGATTGACCTGAATAAGGAAGCAATGGTAAATGCGGCTGACCTAGAAGCACGTATTAATCGAGCTGTTAATAGACTCAGAGAGGAATTAAAGAATGAAACTACTGCACCTGTCGATCCTATTCCTGTCGCTCCTGTTACTGAGTAGTTGCGGCCAATTTAAAATCCCAGACAAAGAAGTCGTTGTACAAAAAGAATATGTGAAGCAGAACATCATGCTTCAGCAAGCACCTAGCCCCGTAGACTTCCCTGCAGTGGAATGGTTCGTGGTGAACAGGGACAATCTGGAAGAGTCCCTGAAGAAGATTGAAGCAGCTGGTGGATCAGTTGCCTTCATGGCTATTACCCCAAAGGGATATGAGAACCTTTCAGTAGGCATGGCTGAGCTAAGAAGATACGTTCTCCAACAAAAGCAGATCATTGCCTACTATGAAAAGGCGATACAGGGCGAACCAGAGACCGTAGAAAATACCCAGTAAATTTTACATATGTAGTAAAAAATTATTACGATAATACTACATATAGTGGTTTACAAGCTTCGGTATTTCATATATAATATCATTACTAAGAAACCATCACAATAACCTAGAACAATAAAGCCTGGTCCACGGGACAGTAGGCTTGTGTTGTTCGCATGCGGAGAGTTAAATGTTATTTCAAGAACAAATATCAAGAAAACCAGATCTTTATCCCTGGACCAAAGAATTCATCGATGCTATCTGGAGCGGATTTTGGACGCCTGAAGAATTTAACTTTACCTCTGACTACTCCCAGTTTAAAAGCGAAATGACCCCTCTCGAGCGCGAAGTGCTCGTGCGCGCGCTTTCGGCTATTGGTCAGATCGAGGTAGCCGTTAAAACCTTTTGGGCAAATCTTGGGGATAATCTACCGCATCCATCTATTCGTGATCTTGGCTATGCAATGGGTAACTCTGAAGTTATTCACAACATGGCATATGAAAAGCTTCTTGATGTTCTTGGTCTAACCGATATCTTTGAACGCAATCTAGAAAATCCTATTATTGCTGGCCGTGTAGAATATCTCCGTAAGTACAGCAAGAAGGTTTACAAAGACGACAGAAAGCAGTATATTTACGCTATTACTCTGTTTACTTTGTTTGTGGAGAATGTTTCACTCTTCTCCCAATTCTATATTATTTTACATATGAATAAGAATAAAGCTATTCTAAAAGACACTGCACAGCAAGTGAAGTACACTCGCAACGAAGAGATGCTTCATGCACAGTGTGGTATTAAACTGATTAACACAATGCGTCAGGAATATCCTGAACTGTTTGATGCAGAACTTGAAGCACGTATTGCAGAAGAGATTGAAGCAGCTATCGGATACGAATCAGATGTTATCCGTTGGATCATGGGTGACTATGAAGAGCTGGGTCTTTCCAGTGAGATTCTTATTGAATTCATTAAAAAGCGTATGGTAGATAGTCTAGAGCAAATTGGATTTGCACACAATGTAACTTATGATAAAGAATTAATTAAGCTAACAAAATGGTTTGATGAAGGACTTTATGGTTCAAATATGGTTGACTTTTTCCATGGCCGTCCGGTAGATTACGCCCGTGGTCAAGGAATTTCAGCAGATGATTTATTTTAATAGGAGTATATAATGGCATTTGATTGGCTAAACGAAGATTCGAGACTATTCTTGTCTCGAGGTTATTTGCAAGAGGGTATGTCTGCTGAAGACCGTATCGAAGAGATTGCACAGGCTGCAGAAAAGATTTTAAATAAACCAGGCTTTGCTAAGAAGTTTTACAAGTACATGATTGCAGGTTACTATAGCCTGTCGTCACCAGTCTGGTCAAACTTTGGTGTAGATCGTGGTCTACCTATCTCCTGTAATGGTGTATATGTAGAAGATTCTATTGAGCAGATCCTGCAAAAGACTGCTGAAGTTGGTATGCAAACGAAGCTTGGTGCTGGGACTTCTGGTTACTTCGGTGACCTTCGCCCGCGCGGAAGCTCTATTCGAGGCGGCGGCAAAGCAGATGGACCTATTCATTATCTTCGGCTCTATGATACTGGCACTGATGTTATTAGTCAGGGATCAGTACGACGAGGCGCATTTGCTGCTTATCTCAATATCGATCATCCTGATATTAATGAATTCCTAGAGATTCGTGAACCAGGAGCTACTATCCAGAACATCTCTATCGGTGTTACTATTACCGACGAGTGGATGGAGAGCATGATTACCGGTGATAAAGCAAAGCGCGAAGTCTGGGCTAAGGTTCTTCGTAAGCGTAAAGAAACTGGTTATCCTTACCTGTTCTTTACCGACACGGTGAACAACAATAAGCCGAAGGTGCTAAAGGATCATAACTATCCAATCTATGCGTCGAATCTTTGCTCTGAGATTGCACTACCATCAAGCAAAGACTGGACGTTTGTCTGTAACCTTTCCTCTATGAACCTAGTTACCTGGGACGAGTGGAAAGAGACTGATGCAGTTGAGATTATGACTTACTTCCTTGATGCAGTTATGGAGGAGTATATCCGTAAGACCAAGAACATCAAGTTCATGGAAACTGCATACAAATTTGCTAAACATTGGCGGGCACTTGGTATTGGCCAGCTCGGTTGGCATTCGTTGCTACAGCTCAAGATGATTCCATTCGAATCATTTGAAGCGCTTGAACTTACTGAAGAGATTAGCAAGTTCATCGATGAACGGTCACTTGCTGCATCGAAAGAAATGGCAGAAATCTATGGTGAACCAGAAGGACTACTCGGATATGGAATTCGTAATCTCACTCGTTGTGCTATCGCTCCTACAACTAGTAGCAGTTTTATTCTTGGTCAGGTCTCGCCGTCTATTGAACCTCTTGCATCGAATTACTTCGTAAAAGATCTTGCTAAGGGCGTATTTACCTACAAGAATCCTTACCTTGTAGAAGTACTTGAAGCACATGGTAAGAACGATGACGAGACATGGGATTCTATCCTTATGCGCAAAGGTTCAGTACAGCATCTTAATTTCCTTACACAGAAGGAAAGAGATGTATTCAAGACCTTCTCTGAAATCTCTCCGTTGAATGTTGTCCAACAAGCTGCTGCTCGACAATCATATATAGATCAGAGCCAGAGCTTAAATCTCATGATTCCACCAGATGCTCCGGCAAAAGATGTTAACGCATTAATTATCGAAGGATGGAGACTCGGAGTGAAAACATTCTATTACCAACGTTCCTCAAACCCAGCACAAGAGCTTGTTCGTGATATCATGACATGCGTGTCCTGCGAGGCTTAATTGAGATTAGCTGAGTACTTGTTAGAGTGCGATCACTGTGGCTTGGAAACCCGAGTCACAGTGATCAATAGTAGAAAAGAACCCTATCATTGCCCGATGTGTGGTTACGAATCATACACCTCATTAGTAGATGAAGAAGAAGATAGTGACGACACAGTATAAAATTGTTCCCATTAATCCTAATTTACATAAAACAATAATTGATTATTGGGAAAAAGATGAATTAAATTTAAAAGACGAATCTAAATTTAGATATGAAGAAGACGATGGTTATCATCATCTCTGGAGATTAAATGCTAATCATCCTCTATATGATTTAATAAAATTCCCTATCCCTTATCATGAAATATTGTATATTAGAAATTATCCGAAAGTGGGTTTAGGTCCTCCACACGTAGATGGAAAAAGAGGTTGCGCTTTTAATATACCCATACAAGTAGATTTCAATTCTAGTCTTATTTACACCGCAAGAGAAGAATGCACGAGCCTACCTAAAAGTAAAAGATTATATTATTATGAGCCGGAAAAATATGATTTCTATAATCTTAGACAGCCTGCACTAATAAACACCCAAAACCCACATGGTGGAGCTAACTTTGCAGATACGTATAGAGTACTTTTAAGTATTTCTTTCTTAGAATCCTATGACTTTGTTTCGACTCATATATAAGTCGTAAAGCAACAATACGAGTTATATATTAGACGTTATGTGGTATTATAAAAACGAGGCTTATGAGCCAACTGAAGAAGATCTAAAAGAATTAGTAGGATTTGTCTATGTCATTACGGATAAATCTAACAACAAGATGTATGTTGGAAAAAAGATATTCTGGTCAAGAAAGACATTACCCCCGCTTAAAGGTAAGACCAGAAAGCGCAGAAGTGTTGTCGAGTCCGATTGGAGAAGCTATTACGGATCCAGTGATCTTGTTAAACAGCTACTTGTCGAACACGGGGAACAGAACTTCCATCGCGAGATATTATACTTCTGTCGATCAAAGGGCGAGATGGGATTCCTCGAGGCAAAAGAACAGTTCGCTAGAAACGTTCTGTTAGATGATCGTTACTATAATGGCATCATCAACTGTAGAGTCCATAGAAGCCATGTCCAAAGTCTAAAATGACAGACTACCAGGTAAAAGAAGCAAATAGATTTTACTGGATTGTAAAGGGGATGCTCATACCAGAATCTTGGTCTGAGAAGGACGTGGAGAAGACTTATCATTCTTATATGGAACGCCTGTGGGGAAACCATGAAGCTGGCGTTCACGATATTGGCTTCGAAGCAGCTTGGGCAACTCGACAGGCAAACCGAATAAACAATTCTAAAAAATAGAAATAGGGGATTTACAAACAGCGCTGGATAGCATATATTCATATTACGAATAGGAGATAGCCATGCGCAAGTTTAGCCCCCGTTTCCACAAACCCGAAGAAATTAACTTCATTTCCCACTGGGCCAACGGTAGCCGATGGGAAATCCCTGGCAGTAAGGGAAATGTCTATACCATTGAATTTACCGACAAAGGGCTAAGCTGCGATTGCTGGGGCATGAAGATGCATGGCAAATGTAAACATACATACACTATAGCTGAGAAATGGATTAACTGATGATTTTACTTGACTTCTCCGGCATTGCCATTGCACCAATCGTAATGGGTCAAGCCAAATATGATGATGTGAACCTTATCCGTCACATTATCCTAAACTCTGTACGAATGTATCGCCAGAAGTTTAAAGACTATGGTGAAATGGTTATTGTCGCCGATGCTGGTGGTAATTGGCGTAAAGAAGTTTATCCTGAGTACAAAGGTAAACGTAAACAAAATCGTGATGAGTCTAAGATCGATTGGGATCTGGCATTTAAGAACATCACTACTGTTCTCGATGAGATTAAAGAGAATATGCCTTGGAAGGTTATTCACCAATGGGGATGCGAGGCAGACGATTCCATTGCAGAGATTGCTAAGTGGACTCAAGAATTTGGTAACTATGAAAAGGTTATGATCGTCTCGTCAGATCATGACTTTATCCAACTGCAGAAGTATGATAACGTACAGCAGTTCTCCCCAGTCACTAAGAAGTTCGTCAAGGACCCAAACCCCCGCTTGTATCAAGCAGAACAGATCCTTGGTGGTTGTTCTGGTGACGGTGTGCCAAACGTTCTTTCTGACGATGATACGTTCCTCGTGGAAGGTAAGCGTCAGAATACACTGTCTGCTAAGAAGAAAGCGGCTTTGCTCGAAGATCCGAAAGCACTCGGTGAGCAGGTCTACCGCAATTATATCCGTAATAAAAAGATGATTGTTCTTACAGAAGAGTCTGAATGTCCCGATTCTGTGAAACAAGAAATCATAAATAAATTTGTAACGCAGAAGGTTCCTGCCCGTAATAAGGTTCTACCCTATCTTATTTCCAAGCAATGCCGCCTCCTGGTTGAAGTAGTAGAGGAATTTTTTTAATATGGTAAGACAATTAGACATTCATGAAGTATTTGATAAATTTGAAAAAGCAAGTACCCACGAAGAAAAAATTAAAGTACTAAAACAAAATGAGTCATGGGCATTAAAGGATCTACTAAAAGGTGCACTTGATCCTAGGATTGAATGGCTACTTCCAAAAGGTGAAGTTCCATATACTGCATGCGAAGCACATAGTGCTCCATCGACTCTTCTTAGAAAGAATGTAGATTTCAAATATTGCGTAAAAGGTGGACCTGGCAGTCAGATGCAGGGCTTTAAACGCGAAAAGGTATTCCTTGGAATTGTTGAATCGATTCATCCAAAGGATGCGGAATTGGTATGTGCAATGATTAACAAGCACCTACCAGTAAAAGACCTAACACCAGAAATAGTGAGGGAAGCATTTCCAGGTCTATTATGAAGTTAGATAGAAAAACATAACAGTAATCAAAAAGGTGCACGTCTTTGGACGATGCACCTTTTTCTTTAGGAGAACTACACATGGTTTCAGCAACTATCGAGCGTTTAAAAAAAGATTCAAGACAATTGGGCTGGTATGCAGATAGATACTTAAAACAAGGGAGAACGGATCGAATGCACAAAGTATTAACTAAAAAAGCATATCTAGACGACCACATAGCTGAAATCGAAGAATCAATAGTAAAGGCAGGGTAATATGGATTTAGGTGCAGGGTTAGCATTGACCCTGCACCTGTTTCTAGAAGGTGATTATAACGCGATACATCCATACGTCGAGCTAGAAGAAAGCAAATGGGCAATTGGAGCTTACATAAATAGTGAAACAAAAGTATCAGGTTATCTTTCCAAGACATTTGGATTGGGTAATGGATATGAGCTAGAAATGGGTGCAGTAACAGGATATTCGGATGCAGAGGTGTTACCTATGGTAAGACTGAGGAAAAACTACTTCTTCATAGCTCCGGTTCAAGAAACGGATAATAATGAAAAAAGATACGGGGTTGTTGTTGGTTTGCAATTTTAGGGGTTTACAGATCCATAGTCCGCTGATATAATATTAAAGTGATTAATAGGACGGGATAGAATACACACCATGAATATCTTTATTCTCGATAAAGACCCTGTAAAAGCAGCACAACTCCAGTGCGACAAACATGTAGTAAAAATGGTTCTAGAGTCAGCACAGATGCTATCTACTGCACACCGTGTACTAGATGGTAAGCTTACGAAGATTCCATCTAAGTCTGGTAAGACTATGGTTAAAGGGTGGGTACTACCGGACGAACGTGATGCAGTACTATATAATGCAGTTCATGTCGGTCATCCTTGTACTGTGTGGACTATGGAATCTAATAATAATTATACTTGGCATTATGTGCACTTCCAAGCACTTGCTGAGGAGTTTGAATATCGTTATGGCAAACAGCATAAGTCTTGGGTAGATCTTAAGGATGCACTTCGTACGCCTCCGCGTAATATTCCTGTGCATTATCTTACTCCGTTCAAGCTTGCTATGGGTGCAGCACCAGAGTGTATTAATCCGCACGATCCGGTTGGTTCGTATCGTGCATTCTATCAAACAAAACAAGATCGCTTCTCCATGGATTGGACGAAGAGAGATATTCCAGAATGGTTTCAAAAGGTAGCATGAGAACAGAAGAAGACGCATGGAACATCGTATCACCTTATGATATGTGGGTTTTAGATAAACTTATTCTATCAAAGATGAGAGGATACGTATGTGGACCAGTAGGAATAGATGTTCCTAAGCCCGGTTGGTATATTGTCCGGCCTTGTGTCAATATGAAAGGTCTTGGTCTCGGAGCAGAAAAGAAATGGTTAGATGGTAGCACAGATCATCTTCCTCATGGCTATTTCTGGTGCGAGTTCTTCGAAGGACGTCATCTCTCTGTAGACTACTATTGTGGAAGTCAGGTATTAGCTGTTGAAGGGTTTAAAAGTAACGACACCTTCACTCGCTGGGATAAGTGGGTGAAGGTGGACGATAAGATTCCACTACCATATAGACTCTCTGGCATTGCAGTTAACTACAAAGAAATTAACTGTGAATATATTGGTGACAAGTTAATCGAAGTTCATCTGAGATGGAATCCAGATTTCCAAGCGGATATAAAAGAATACATCCCAGTGTTTAGTTTAAACAGTCCAGACCTTTCGAAAGATGGATATAGATATATTCATGATCCGGAGATACACGGCCGGATTGGTGCTTGGGTAAAATAACACGTAGGAAATACATGCCAGTATACACTTTGAAAAATCTACAGACCGAAGAGGAATGGGATGTAGTTTGCAGTTGGGATGAATTGAAGTCCACACTAGAAGAGGATTCAAATCTCCAACAAGTGCTTAAGCCACTTAAGATCATCAGCGGTCGAATGGGAAATTCTGATATGAAAGTTCCCGATGGATTTAAAGATCTTCTAAAAAATAAAATTAAAAAAGGCTCAGGAAAGGGCAATACCATTAATGTCTAGGTCTTATACCTCTAATACTATTAAACTAGAAAATCTCCGCTCTTTCGAACCTAAAACCCAGAACCAAATGAACGCAAGAGAAGCCTGGAAAGATGGCTACAATCTTGTATTGAATGGTTCTGCTGGTACTGGTAAGACTTACCTTGGATTACGTCTTGCTCTTGAAAAAGTACTGGATAAAGAAACAGAGTTTGACGAACTCATTGTCATTCGCTCGATCGTGCCCACGCGCGACATTGGATTTCTTCCTGGAGATGAAGCAGAAAAGAAACTTGCCTATGAATCTCCATACGTCGGTCTCTGCACTGAAATCTTTGGTGATGGCGAAGCCTGGTCTAAATTAAAGAATCAGAATAAAGCTCGGTTCGAGTCTACCTCATTCATCCGGGGTAATACATGGAACAATGCCATCATCGTTGTAGATGAAATGCAGAACCTAAGTTTCCACGAACTTGATTCTGTCATTACCCGTGTTGGTCACCAATGTAAGTTCATTATGTGTGGTGATTATTATCAGTCTGACTTTACAAAAGAGAATGATAAAAAAGGGATTTTACAATTCATGAACATTGTGACACAATTGAACCAATTCGAGACTATTGAGTTCACTTGGAAAGATATCGTAAGATCTGACTTTGTTCGGGATTATATTATGACGAAAGAGATGCTTGGTATTAAAGGCTAATATGGAACCAGGATTTACATATAAGATCGAGGATAACAGATTAATAGAAATCTTGAGAAAAGAATTCTATGATCATAAAAAAGATTTTCATCCTAATAGAGGTAAACAGAATTACGAAAAATATCTTGGAACGATAAAAAAAGGATCTTTTTGGGAGAATCATAAAGAACTTTTTCATTATCTAAATGAAAAAACTTACCCCCAAGATCCGGAATATATCCTAGATAAATCTTGGATGAAATATTATCCTCTCGGATCATTTTCGGGATTACATACTGAAAATGTCGATATTAGTGTAGGGAAAAATCAATATACTAATGTTATATTGATTGATCAATCTGAGGATATAATTGGGGGTATTATTGTAATTGCTGGGGATTCTATAGAACCTGATTACAAAAATCCCAATAAGAAAGAAAATATTCGGGAACGATTAATTACTAAATTTCTAAAAAATCCTGGGGACTCTATTGTCTGGAATGAAAAAACAGTTCACGGGGTTTCGAAAATAGAAAAAGGCCATAGACTGGTCTTCGTTTGCACTAAAACAAAAATGGAAAGGTAAAATGGCTAAGTATACTCGCTTCGACCCGCGTAACAAAAAGAACGGTCGTAACAAATCGAAGACTCTCGGGAGTGATTTCAAGAAGAAGATCCGAATGACAGAAGAACATAAGGATGTACACCGTTACAAGGGGACGAAGATCAACTGGATTTTGCCAGATGACGTTGAGGAAGATAACTCTGTTTCTTAAATAGGGGATTTACATTTGAAAGTGAATGGGTTATAGTGCTAATGTAACCAACGAAAGGAATCGTTATGAGAATTCTAACTGACTGTGATGGTGTTCTACTGAACTGGGAATATGCCTTTAATGTCTGGATGCAACGTCATGGGTATGTAGAAAAACCAGACTCGTGGGAATACTACGATGTAGGTGATCGATATGGCATCAGCAAAGAAGAGAAACAGCGTCTCGTGAAACACTTCAACGAGAGCTCCGCGATTGGTTTCCTTCCTCCCCTCCGTGATGCTATGCACTATGTGGATAAGCTCCACCGCAAACATGGCGTAGTGTTCCACGTCATTACTTCGCTCTCGCTCGAACCTACTGCTCAACAACTGCGTATTCAGAACCTGAATAAGCTGTTTGGTTCTACCGTATTCGAGAAGTTCGTCTTCCTTGATACTGGTGCAGATAAGGATGAAGCATTGCTTCCTTACGAGAACTCTGGTGATATCTGGATCGAAGATAAGGTAGAGAATGCCGTACTTGGTCGTGATCTTGGATTGAATTCTATTCTAATTGAACACGGCTTCAATATGAATACCCCTAATACTTTTCCTATGATGAGAAACTGGAAGGACGTTTATGAATATGTCACAGGCTAAAGTAAACGTCTTTGAACTTCTTGACCTTCGCTTTCAGTGGGAAGAGATTGTTCGAGACTATAAAATGGATGATAAGCGTAAGGCCGGAGTTGTAGATAACCTTCAGTGGTATATCGACAATGGTGCTACTGGTAATCGTTTTCGCTCGGGCTATGAAGAGTCACAGGATCTTGCGAGATCCATCCTAGCGAATGTCTAACAATATATTGTTTATTCATATACCTAAGACCGGAGGAACTAGCATCCTCCGGTCTTTACCTATGGCGAAAGCAACTTGGGATCATATGGATAAAAGCATTCTAAAGGAATTTAACAAATCCCAATATGTTAAATTCCCTTGGTATAATAGCTTCGCTAAGCACATACCATATAGTTATATGGATAGTAATATAATACAGTCTTATGATAAGATTTTCTCTGTAGTAAGAAATCCTTGGTCAAGATTGGTTTCATTATATAATTACACTTTCTCTGAAAGGATGAAGTCTTCTATAGGAACAAGCTATTTCCAAGACTTTCTATTCTGGGATGAATTCCTAGATCGTATGGATAGTTATATAGAGGATTTAAATTTCTTCTGTAATCATCCATATGACCAATGGGCGTGTCAGGAAAAGTGGCTAGGATTAAAAGTTGATGTTTTAAGGTACGAATATCTTAATTATGATTTAAATAGATATCTGGGTAAGAGTATCCGATTGGAGATGGTCAATACCACCAAAAAAGTAGATTATAAATCTTACTATACGAATGAACAAAGAGACAGAGTAGAAAAGTGGTTTCAGAAAGACATAGACCGCTGGGGTTTTTCTTTCGATACATCAGCTACTAAAAATTATTGGGGTGAAAATGCTAAAACAAATTGATACATCTTTCCTTGTAAGACCAGAACCAGAAAAGAAAGGTGAAAAATTTAACGGGCAAGGGTGGGGATATCTAGATCCTAGCCTTTTAGATGTTCGAACCATGTGGGAAGAAGTAAGCTCTCTTACAAAGAATGTTACGAATATTATAGAGGTGGGAATGTTCGCTGGACACTCTACAGTCTGTTTACTTGAGCATTTCCCAGAAGCTAAGGTTACTAGTCTAGACCCAGGAAAATTCTCAGAGATTTCCCATATCCCCATTAAAGAAAGATATGGAGATAGATTTACTTTTATTCCTAGTACTTTACCTAAAACCGAAGTAGAAACCCCCGATCTGGTCTTTATTGATGGTAACCATTCCTATGAATCTGTAGTAAAAGATATTAAAAAAACTTTCGAAATAAAACCAAGATACATATTATTTGATAATGTAGAACTACCAGGGGTAAGGCAAGCTATAAAAGAATATGGTTTGTTTAATAAATCTCTCTTTCCTAAGTATTGGTTTTATGTGATTACCCATAAAGAAAATACCACACCTGGTATTATAATGTTTTTAGATATGGAAACGTATGCCTATTAATGAAGAATATTTTAAAAAGTATCTTCCATTTGTTCCTCGTATAAATTTTTCTTCTGTAATAGAAGCTAAAATGACGCCGGGGATCGGTGATCTAATGTGCATTTTAAATGTAGCTTATTATAGATCTTTTTATGCGCAGAAAAAAATAAATCTAGTTTTACATTGGTACCATGATGAAGATTTCTTATATCATTTTGAGGATCCGGAAACTATTTTAGAACGATTCCATTATATAAACAACTTTTATGCTAAGAAAGATACAGACGTTAATATACAACACGTTTTTAATTCAGATAATCTTGCTCTCCATCATAATCGATTTTTTGGATATAGTAGGATGCTTAAACTAGACGGCGATATCCAGAAAAGATCTAGGATGAGATATAATGATTGGTATTTTCGAAAGATGGATGCCAATCCTATAAAGAAAAAAGTAGTAATCTGGACACAAGTAAATAACGCTCAAGAACCGAGACCATTTAAAAGACCCTTTGATCGTAATCAATGGAATAAAGTAATTGATATTATAGAGATGCAAGGTTATAGTGTAACAGAAATAGATTATAGAACGCCTATCTCAGAAGTGTTTTATCATATCAGAACTGCCGAAGCTTGTCTATGTTATGAAGGGATGTGGCACTATGTTGCTAAGAATATGGGTAAGCCTACTATAGTTCTTACTAAGGACTTAATTACCAATTATCATACCCCAGACGCCTTAATATATAAAGTAAGAAAAGCAGATACACACTCCCTAAATTATTTCCATAACTTTGAAAGAAGAATTGAAAGAGCTACAGAGTTTGCTAATCTACAGAAGAAAAGATTAAGAGGAATTCATAAGTGAAGATTGATAGAGCGGTTATTGAGATTAATGGTGGATGCAATTACACATGCAAAATGTGTCCACAAACTTTTCCAGATGGTACGCACGGCGCTCGTGGAAAAAACTGGCTGAAGAAAATGCCACTTGATGAATTCGAAGATTATGTTGCCCAGTGTGCTGAGGCTGGATTACGTGTGGTAAATCTGGATGGTTCTGGTGAAGTAACTTTGAATCGCAACCTTGCTGAATACGTTTCTATTGTAAAGAAGTATGGTGCAAAGGCCTTTATGTTCTCAAATGGTCAGAGAATGAAAGGCGACTTCATGAAAGAAGTCGTTGACGCTGGTTGTGACTTCTTCAGATTTAGCATTGTTGGTTATAACGAAGAAACCTATAGAGAATGGATGAACAGCCCATTCTTTAACCCTGTTGTAAAAAATCTACATGAGATGCAAGAATATGTTACCAAAACGAATTCGTCGTGCACTGTTGCAACCTATCACCTCATTCTTGATAATAATCGAGTCGATTACGAAAGAGATGAGTATCTTAAAATCGTTAATTCAGCTGGTGTTAAAACTGAGATTTGGAAGATGCATAATTGGTCTGGTGTTTATAAGCCTGACTATGGCCGTGATGGTGCCATTAAGACTTGTGGTCGTCCTTTTAGCCCTGATGTTGTTATTCGCGCAGGTGGTCTCGGCGATAGCAGAGGAGCTGTCCACCCATGCTGTCAAGTATTGGGTAGGGATGATGAAGCTGTTCTAGGTCACATGAGTGATCAGAGACTGGAAGAAATCTGGTATGGGGAAGCTTACAATACCCTTCGTAGACAACATGAAACTGGCGACTATCCGGATTTCTGTAAGGGATGCGATTTCTTAATTGACGATCCCGAAGTTCTAGTTTACTCTAACCACGGTAGAGAGAATTATAAAATGCATGGTACGGAGTTTAGTTTAAATGACTATCGATAAGAATATACCCATCTATGTTATTTCTATATCAAACAACGAAATTTCGCAATTTTATAGAAAAATTGCTGATGAGTCTTTTTTAAAAAGAGGTTATAGTAATCTTATCCACCACGAAGCAACATTACCAGATACCATACCAGAATCTAATTATTTAAATTTTGCAGAGAATAGAATCTATAGTAGTAAAAGAAAACGCCGTTGGAATGCTACTGAAAAGGCTATTTGGTATTCCCATACTGAGGCGTGGAAAAGAATTATTGAAAGTGGTCAGCCAAGTATTATTATAGAGCATGATTGTATATTAACTAAAAAGATATCTAAATCTATAACTAAATTTCCTCTTTTTAGTTTTGCGTGCTCTACAAGAAATCATTCTTTAGCCGCCGTTGGATATTATATAAAACCAGAACGCGCAAATAGTATGTTAAATGATATTTTAACACAAGAGGTAATTGTTCCAGTAGACGGTTTTATTCATTCGAAAGAACCCTGGTATCCTTACGGTGTATTGGAAAAAGACTGGATTAAGAATAATATCTTTGCAAGACATTTTATTCATAGCCAAGTTGGTACCAATAAAGAAAGAATTGGTGAAAGAAATTGAAAAAATTAATATATCAAGTTTATACCGGTAAAAGATCTAAGTTATATGATCTTTGTACTGCTAGTGTTAAACAGTATGCGAAAACTATCGGGGCTGATTATATTCGCCAAGATACACCTATTCTTATGATAAAACCAGACATTTTTCTAACGAATAGAAGTAAAGAAAGTTATGAAAAGTATGGTGGGTTCCTGCCAATCTATGAAAAGGAGAATGCGTTTGCGTATCTTAAAAGCTATGATCAAGTGGCTATTATCGATGCGGATGTTTATATTCGTGATAATGCTGCTAATATATTTGATGATCTACCTGGGAATTATGATTTTGGTGCTGTGGTAGAAAGAGAGATGCCACTCTCGGATCAGTATGTTCAGAAGATCATTAACTATTCTAAGATGCAATATGGTTCTATCAGGGACGTCGATTGGAAATGGGACGACAAAGGCGGGGAGTTTATGAACATGGGAGTTATTGTAATGAATAAGTCCGTGTACAAATATCTGAAAGGTGAAACTCCGTTACAGTTCCTAAGAAGACCTGAGTTTAAAGCTTTCATTGATGGTATTGGTCCATGGAAATGGTCTACAGATCAGACTCTGTTAAACTATTGGATTCGGAAAGAGAAGATGAGTATAAAGAATATGGATTGGAAGTGGAACGGTCTTTACACCGCAAACACTAGAATTCAAGAATGTCACTTCGTGCATTTCTTCTTAAAAGATAAACTTCCTATGGGTGGGGAGAATATTCAGGAACTAATCAAGAATGTCTGATAAGAAAATCTTTATTCACATTCCAAAGAATGCTGGAACTACGATCCGATTGAATCCAATCTTACAGAATCTAATTATTCCAACTGGTCCAGAGATTCATAAATCGAAAGAGTATTCTGATACAGTAAGAAAGAAAATGGAATTTCTAGGCGATCATCATGGGTTTGAGCATGCAAGGTGGAGGGATTTAAATCCTGACATTACAAATAAATATAAATCGTTCGCGGTAGTAAGAAACCCATGGGATAGAGTTGTTTCTCGATATCTTTTTGCAAAGAAGATCATTGAAGTAGAATATAAATCCCCGCCAACTTATGCAGATGTAAGTTCATTTGAGGCTTTCCTGGATGAGAGATATAAATGGGGGAATGTAGATTACATGTGGCACCGGGCCATTCGCGGTTGGTATCCCGCGGTGGATCATGTGACTGATCTAGACGGAAATTTAAGATGTGATATACTATCATTTGAAAATTTTGATAAGGATATCTGCGATTACTTTGATTTGGATACACCACCACAAGCAAGAAACATCACAGGAATGAACGAAGGATCGTATAAAGATCTGTACGACGACAACACAATAGCAATAGTAGCCGACTGGTATAAATCTGATATAGATATGTTTGGCTATGACTTTGATACAGGCCCGACGAAAAACATATGGGAAATTATTAAATGAGCGAACTTCTTACCATTTTCGATGAGCATAAGACCGACAAAGGTTCGAAAAAACATTTTTATCATCATGTGTATGAGCAACACTTTGAACCTATTCGAAATGAGAAGATTAATATCCTAGAGATCGGTGTCTTTAAAGGCGCTAGTACGGCAGCATTTCATGAATATTTTCCGAATGCAACCATTTATGGTATTGATGTCTTTTCTCGAGTTCCTGTCGAAGAGATTGAAATTCTAAAAGAAGAACGGGTGAAATGGTTAAAGGGTGATTCATTAGATCCGTCCATTATAAAACTAGTGGAAGAAACTTGGCCTGGCGTAGGATTCGACCTTATTATTGATGATGGTGCACATTGGCCAGAAGCAAATAGACTAACATTCAAGCATCTGATTCAGTTTCTAAAAGAAGGCGGCAAATATTTTGTCGAAGATGTTTGGCCATTTAATATTATGGACTTTTCGGATTATAATCATCCATGGGTTATTAGTGCAGCTGATAAGTTAAATCCGACAGCTTATAATAAATTTTTAGCAGAAATTTCACCATACAAACATCAACTCTATGATGTTAGGATGAAGACGGATTGGACCCCTAGTAAAACTTCAAGAGAGTACATCCCTGATAGTACAATTATGCTTATAAAGAAATGAATAAATTAGAAGTTATAAAAGAGTGGATGCCGTTTCAGACTGAACCCCCTACTCTAGAAACTGTGACTGAAAGGACGAAATATAGAATGAAAGCCTATGTGATATCGATGGTAAACAATCACGATTCTACTGTTGCTTCAAGAAAAGTCATTCAGTCGATCAACTTAACGAAGTCAAAGATACAGCCATTCATATTCCCAGCTGTCACTCCCGACACCCTAGACGAAACTCATAATCAACTATTCGGGAAATCGGCGGTTCCGAATATCAGTTGGACATATCCTACAAAAGAATCTGAGAATCGTTATGATCTAAGAACCGGGTTACAACTTTCTTTCTATCCAACGAAGGATATAAGGAAAAGAATTGCTTGTACACTAAGTCATTATTCACTTTGGTTACACTGCTATCAGATAGATGAACCGATTATGGTCTTAGAACATGATGCAGTCTTTATTAAAGAATTTGATTACAGTAAACTTCAGGGAAAATTTACTGGACATATTATTGGGTTAAATAACCCAATGGGGGCGACTAGAAGAGCGTCTAAGTTCGATGAGGTCGTAAGGAAAAAATATTCTGACCGATGGGACAAGTTAAAAAAATATCCTATTGTGGATGTTATGGAAACCCCGTGGATCGACAACCAAATGATTCCGCAAGGGCTGGCTGGAAATTCAGCATACATATTAAAACCAGAAGGTGCTGCAGCGCTGATCGCTTTAACTGCAGAGAATGGTTTATGGCCAAATGATGCGATAATGTGTAAGCAGCTCATGCCCGGAAAATTACAAGTTGCATATCCTTATTATACTAAAGTTACTGGAATGAAATCTACTACATCGGAGTGATTATGAAAGCTTATGTAATAACAATAATGGATAATGACGAGTCTTGTCGTGTTGCAAATAGATGTATTGAATCTGGTAAAAAGTTTGGCTTAGACGTTGAGATTTTTGCTGCTGTTACACCCGCAGATAATCCACTGAT